ACTGCTTGGAAAAATTACGACTATAGTGGAAACTTTGACCCTATTGCAAGTGCGGTTACTAAAACTTATAACTTTGAATTTGCAGGTGAAAAAGAATCAATTACTTTACAAAAGGATACTAATGGAAGTATTAGTATTCAAACAGGATTTTATCCAAAAACTATAAACGACTTTAACGTTTTTTATACAGGGTATGATTTGTATCAAACATATAGTGACGAAGAAATTCAGAATAGTATAAATGGGGGAATGAAAATATACGATTTCAATAACTCAAATATTGAGACTAAACAAGGTAATTCAACACTTGTTCTTAGCACTTGGTCTGTAGTATTACCTAATACTATTATTGAAAATAACACAATTAATTGCAACCCAACTCAAAACACTACGAGTTATGATTATTTCATTGTACCATCATTCGGTAGTGACATTAATCAAACTAAAGAAGTTTGTATTAGTAATGGTGAAACAGTAGTAAATTTAACTAACAACCCATCAATGTATAATGGGTCTGTTAGATTGTTATGGGATGCTCCAAACTATGGATATTTTGACAACACACAAATTGCAAAACCACAACCTGATTCATACATTAATAAAATATTACCAAATACTAATGAACAAGTACCATTTAGTTTATTAAGTGTAGATGAATACTCAAAGATAGATGAGATTTTTTCTGTGTTTGACAAAAGTATTTTGGACCAATTTGAACAAGAGTTTTTAAATTTCTGTAAGCCAGTTGCGGACATTGATTTAGGACCTCAGGTGACAGTCCCGATAGATGTTTCACCTGTTGACACGAATGCGATTTTCAAAAACTTCCAATACTTGTTTAGAAAAATGATGTTAGTGAAGAGTAAGCAAACAACTCAGACGAATCCAGAGTACTTTTCAACTGTTGGTAATACTCAACTACTTTCATTTGAATCTTACATAAGAGCTTTTTTGGGGTACGATGTGATATTAAAATATGGTAATCCTGCAAATTATAAAAGAAGAACTTTTGACTCTTTCATATCGTATAACTCTACCGCAACCGTAGTTGACCCGATAAATTTTGAGCCTTATGTTAAAAATTCTTTACCATCAAGTAAAGGTGGAATTACTTTGGAACAATCTAAAGTTCAATATCCATCAGAGTGGAAAACTTTGGAAACAGAAATTGGATTTTCAACAATAGAAAACTTAGTTTATACTGACCTAGGTTCATATATTACAGATTTTTTTATTGACAATGACATCAAGTTTACGGTTAATAATATTGTTATTTGTGCGCCACTGATTAAAATGTATGCGACTCAAAAACTGAATTCTCCAACAATCACATCAAGTGCATTTAAAACAAAAATTCAAACTTACTTACAAGACGCAACAAGATTACAAAACGTATTTTTAAACGACTTATTAAGTTCGGTTAGAAAGGCTCTACCAAATCAACAACAGTTACCCGAAAAAACAATTCAAAGTGTTATTGATGGACAACAAAGTAAAGTTGAAAACTATGAAGTTTTCAAGGCATTAAATGATAAATGGATTGCAGGTTCTGATTTCAAAAACAAAACGTTGTTTGAAGATTTCTTATTTTTAGATAGAGCATCAAGAAATATTGGAGACACAATTATCCTTGACATATTTGACTTAAAGAGAATGTTAAGTTCAAACGCTCTCAACATGGAGATGAGTGTGTTTACGTTAATTAGCGGTATGTTAATCCAAAATAAGTTTAACGTGATGCCATTACCCGCATATGTAAATTTCTACAATGTCCAAGATGTAGATGGTACAACAATATCTCAAAACACTGAGGGTTCGTTACAATTCGCAGATAACATGTGGGGAACATTTTTGGATGTTGATTATAGAAAATCTAGTCCGAAAATACTTTGTTTCTATACAGGACTTCCATCTGCTTATTTGGACTTACCGAAAAATAATTCTAAGTATAGAAGTGATGGATTTGAAATGAGAAGAGCTTCAGAAAATCCTTTGATTGAAAATCAACAGAATAAAAAAGATTGGGCGGTGTCCAATAGATGTGTTGGATTCAATGTTGACATGGGTCTTAGAAATCAAAACGTTTTCTATTCATTCAGTGTATCTATGGATAGTGGTAAGGCAACTTCTGAGTCAATTCAAACTCAATTGAATATGGTCAACCAAGAGTCAGGTAGAACAGTGGCAACTCAAAATATTAGTTTATACAATCTATACAAACAAAGAAGTTATCAATGTCAAGTATCTTGTTTAGGTAATGCGTTACTTCAACCGATGATGTATTTTAATCTAAGACATGTACCAATGTTTAATGGTCCTTACATGATTTTAGATGTTAGTCATACCATAAACTCAGGAAGTTTTCAAACAAGTTTTACAGGTATAAGACAAGGTATATATGATTTACCTGCAATTGACAATTACTTACAGAGTATTAATCAAAATTTATTAACTAAGATTGAGGCACTCCTTAAGATTAAGAAAGATGATGTTACTGCTAAAGCAATTACTGATATTGGAAAAGCTGCTCAAATAACTCAATCAGGTAATAACACTAAGGCTGCTCCTAATGCTTGTGTAAATAATTTAGCAACTGCTTACGCAACATGGGCAAAAGTAGAAACAACAACTTCAACACCAATTACTACTACAGCATTCGCGGATGCGTTGAAGAAAGCTTTACCTAATGAACCTGTTTTACAAGTATTGATATTCATGATATCATATGTTAGAACGTTCCAAGGAGGAGCGGGTGGTAAATTTGAAGGATACAATTATAACTATGGTACAGTTGAATTAACTACGGATTGGGGTGCTTCATCAGGTAGTTTTATTGCGGGTCAATGTACTTGTGCAAACATCCCAAGTTCAAACTTGTCAACTAAAACGGCTCAACCTATTGCTAATTTTGAGTCATTGGACAAGTATATTGGATTTATGGCTTCAAGACTGAGGGAAAATGTTCCTCGTATCACAGATGGTGCTAATGGTATTGGTATTTCAAAATACTATGTTTGTTATTGGCCGAAAGAGAACGGGCTTGATTCTTATTACGATAGTCACTTGTCTGAATTTGCAACATTAGAAACTAAATTCAAAGAGGCTCTTGCTTTAGCGGGTGGAGATGCTAAATTAGATGTTGCTGCGACTAACTTAGTCAAAGACGCTAACAAATTGGCAACGGTAAATATTCAATTGCAAATGGCTAATAAAGTTGTTCCACAAAATAATTTAAATGTAACGACAACCACAACACCGACTTGTCCACCACCAACAATAATATCATTCTCACCTATGACGGGTGTTACAGGAACAATACTTAATATTAGAGGTACTGGATTAGATACTACTACAGGAATTACTATAAACAATGTTAATACAATTACAGGTATTACAAGAAATAATTCAACAAGTATTACTGTAATAGTTCCATTTAGTAATACTATTGTACCACAAAATAACACTATTACAGTCAGAACTGAAAATGGTAATGTAACAAGTGTATCTAATTTCACATATAACCCTAATCAAAGAACTGCAGCACCACCTTCAGTAATTACAGGTGTTGCGCCTAATGCGAATACTAACCCTCAACAAACAGGACCGATAGTGTTGACTGCAAAAACTCAATATGATTTGACAGGTAGCGATACAAAAATGGAAGTTACAATAAACCCTCAGGCTGGTTCTTGGATTATTTTACCTAACCAAACCTATTGGAATTGGAAGGCGGTTGACATTAAAGTAGGTTCAAATGATACGATTATTGAAGAACTTATTGCTAGTGGTAGTAGTAATAGTGCACTTCAAAAATATGTATACACTGACAAAAAAGGATTTGCAATTACAGACATTAATATATTAGACGAGGTAAAATTAAGTATAAACGACGATGAAAAATTCAAAAAAATAAATAAAATTGAAAATAAAATATCTCTTGGAGCGCAATCTACAATTAATACATCTGATATTTCTCAACCATTCCCATTCAAAATATTAGTGTGATAATTTAATACAATAACCATATATTTATATAAAAAGAATTTTATGAACCTAAAATCAGCATTGGACAATTACCTTGGAAAATCAGTTAGATATTCTGAGGCGGATAACGGAGACGGAACTAAACAAGTTTGTGACTTAGACACAGGTGATTGCTACACTATCAGAGAAAGAGATGGTTTAATTGAAAGAGCGGGTCATCAAACTACTATTAACAGAAAAGTAAGAGTTGAAACATCAAGAGGTGTAAAACAATTATTAAACGGATAATAAAATGAAAGTAGACAGAAAAAAAATATTAAGTGAAATTGAAAGATACAAAAGTATCAATCAATATATTATGGAACAAGATGTTACGGCTGAGCCTGATTTAGGGGCGCTAGCACCAGCACCTGGAGCTGAGGCTCCACTTCCTCCAGCACCAGCTGAACCTGCGGCTCCTGAAGCACCTGCGGCACCCGCAGAACCTGTTGATGTAGAGAACGACCCTGACGTTGAGAAAATTGACGATGAAGGAAACTCTGAAGAAGGTGGAGATGAATCAGGTAGTGAAGAACTTGATATTACTGAGTTAGTAGATTCTCAAAAAAATATTGAAAAGAAACAAGATGATTACTTTGAAAACTTGTTTGGTCAATTGAGTAACTTAGAATCCAAACTATCTGAAATGGATTCAATCATGAATAAATTAAATTCTTTAGAAAGCAAGATTGAGAAATACAGGGAGAAGACTCCTGAAGAAAAATTAGAATTGAGAACATACGATTCATATCCATTCAACCAAAAGTTATCACAATTTTTTGATGATAAAAAAGATGAGATGGAAAAGACGGGAAAAAATGATTATGTTTTAACTCCCGACGAAGTAACTGACATTAATGTGAATGACATCAAAACCTCATTCCAAAATCCTGGATTTGATAAAGAAGGATTTTAATACACACACACTAATGATTAAGACCACCAACTCGGTGGTCTTTTTTATTTGACATAACGAATAAAATACCTATATTTGTATTATACAATTTAACATTTAATATAAAAAATTATGATGAGTTCATTAGACGCCGTATTGGCGCAGTACGAAAAATCACAACAAGCATCGGGCGGGGCCCAAAGTAAGATGTCGCAAGACGAAAGAATGAAGAAGTATTTCGCTTTAATCTTAGGAGATAAAGAGAAATCAGGACAACGTAGAGTTCGTATCCTACCTACACCAGATGGTTCATCACCATTCAAGGAGGCTTGGTACCACGAAATCCAAGTTGGTGGTCAATGGCAAAAGTTCTACGACCCAGGTAAAAATGACAACGAACGTTCACCTTTGAATGAGGTTTACGAAGAGTTAATGTCAACAGGAAAAGAATCTGATAAAGAATTGGCGAAACAATACAAGTCTCGTAAGTTTTATATCGTCAAAGTTATTGACCGTGACCACGAAGAGGACGGACCAAAGTTTTGGAGATTCAAACACAATTACAAGAATGATGGTATCTTAGATAAAATCATTCCAATTTGGAGAAACAAAGGAGATGTTACCGACCCAACAAATGGTCGTGACTTAATCATTGAGTTATCAAAGGCGAAAACTCCAAAGGGTAAAGAATATACAACAGTATCAACTATCATGTATGAAGATGCGTCTCCTGTACATCCTGAGGCAGCACAAGCTAAAGCTTGGGTTGAAGATGAAATGACTTGGTTAGATGTTTATTCTAAAAAACCTGTAGATTATCTTGAAGCAATTGCTCGTGGTGAAACACCAAAGTGGGATAGTGAAAAAGGTGGATATGTTTATGAAAACAACACTG